TTCGAAGGTCGTGGCATTTCGCAGGTGCTCGTCGGCAAGACCGAAGTGGTGGCGACCGTGGACATCATTGCGACGGACTTCGGCCGCGTGACCGTGTTGCCCTCGCTCTGGCTTCCGACGGACGTCGGATTGATCCTCGATCCAGACTTCCTTGCGACGGCGTTCTTCCGCAATTTCCGCCAGCACCAGATCGCGAAAATTGGTGACGCGGAAACCCGCCTGATCCTGGCGGAATGGGGTGTGGAGATGCGCAACCCCCTCGCCCACATCCTGATGAACGGCATCAAGCAAGGCGCCGTCATCACCTAAGGCCAATCCGGTCTGCCCGCGTCGTGCAATGCGACGCGGGTCCATGATTAGGAGATCGCGCCATGGGCATCAAGACAAACATCAAAACGCTCGACAATGCTTCCGCCACTGGATCGACACAATCTGTGCCGAACGGCGGAAGGTATGTCTACATGATCTCTGGCACATTCGGTGCCACATCATCGAAGCTTCAGATTCTCGGACCGGATGGCGTGACCTTCATTGATGTTCCATCCACCACATTCACTGTGGCGGGTTACGTCGCGGTGGATATCCCCTCCGGGGCGTCTGTAAGAACGGTGCTAACCGGAGGTACTCCTTCCGCGATGCACGCAAATCTAAACTTGGTGGGTAGAGCTTAGGGAGAGTGTTATGCAAGGAATTGGCTGGGCGATTGAGCAGCTGCAAGATGGTATGTGTGTTCGTCGTACCGGATGGAACGGCAAGGGCATGTATCTTCAGTTGCAGGAACCGGACGCCAATTCCAAGATGACCCTTCCGTACGTCTATATGCGAACTGCTCAGGGGGATTTAGTCCCTTGGTTATGTTCGCAGACCGACCTTCTGTCCGATGATTGGGAGATCGCCAATGCCGAAGAAGTACGAAGCTATGCGCGATAAGTTCGCGAGCGAGGGGCTTCCTGTGAAGGCGGCGAAGACGAAAGCTGCTAAGATTTTCAATGCGCAGCGAAAAAAGGGCCAGAAGCCCGTCACCGGATCGCACAAGAAGCGATAACGGAATATTATACTATACCTTGACAGGTGGGGCTAAGGTGTGCTACCATGGCCGAGATTAAGCGCGTATATCGAAATGATGGAGCCGTTAAACGTACGATGATATGGGAGGATGACGATCCTCTAACGATACACGTTCTTACCGAACTCGACATGACCCAGACTATTGAGAATAACAAGGTCATGAGGGAATTGCATCCACGGCGGTCTATGAATAAGATGATCGCTCGTGGGGTGCCAATGACCGTCGCGGAAAAATCTCTTCGCGAGCAATGGGACGAAGCCGACTGGCAAAAGTGGCTTAACGATCCCGATAATGCTGCGTTTAGAGTTTGGCGCGGACGGGTATAGATGGGCACCTTCTTAACCGACAAATGCATCGAAATTCGCCAGTGGTTCGCAATCGGAGCGGACGTTTACCCAGACGCCGTTGTGACCGGCTGGATTCGCATGGCGGAGGAATATCTTTCCACCGCTCTCCGCGTCAAGCATATGATCCAAATCGACACTTTGGTCGTTATGGACGATCGCGTTCCTTTGCCTCTAGATTGGCAAGAAACTAGTCTGGTTCGTCTGCTCCCGGCTGGAGGAACTTACCGATACCAAACTCCGGACGCATTTTTCAACCCAGAGTATCCCGAAGACCCCGAGGCTTCATATCCGGGGAAGAAGAAGAAATACACCACCCAAGGTAATTTTTTATTCGTGGGCGGGGTTGATCACACATTGGGGACCAAGATCGAGCTTTCGTACTATCAGAGTATTCCTCCGCTGACGAATGATGCTAATAATTGGGCAAATGTATATCACAGCACCGTTTATACTTTAAAAATTCTTCACATCGCTGCTCTCTACGCCATTGAAGATGAGCGCGCTCCTGTTTGGGATGCCGAAGTAATACGGCTGGTCAATGGGATGAATGTTCGCCATCAGATCGATAAGGCAAGTGGATCGGTATTGACGCCTGCAAGGAGAAAAACCTTCGGATGACGCCGGGGAGGGAATACGGCATCGGAAAGTACGGTCGGAATACATACGACCGTTACAGAGCTATAAATTGGTTACCGGAAGTTGGTGTTCCTCCTACCGATATATGGGTTCCGGATACTGCTCCTGTTGTCACTGATCCGTGGGTGTCGGATACTGCCGTTTCGACTGAGATTTGGGTACCAATTCCGACACCAGTTCAACCGCCTTGGACGCCGACATAATGGCCGATGAAATTACACCAAATCTCGGACTGACTAAGCCCGATGTTGGTGGCTCCGATGATATGTGGGGCGAAAAGTTAAATAATAATTTTGACATCATCGATGCGTCTATTACTCCGGGTGGTGTTTCCCAGGTTTATGTCGATACTCAAGATGCTTTGAGAGTTCTTAAAGCCGGTGACACCATGACCGGCGATTTGAAAATTCAGAAAGATATTCCAAGGTTACTTCTCAATAAAACTGGTCTTTCTGGGCCTGTCGTTGTGGGCCAGAATAATGGTTTGGACCGCTGGACGGTTGTGCTTGCCAACGGGACAGTGGAACCTGGTTCTGGTAACGCTGGTTCTAATTTCTCTGTAAATAGGCACAATGATCTTGGAAATTTTATGGATTCGCCACTGGCAATTGATCGCTCTAGTGGTCGGATTACTGTGCTATTCGATCCTGTGGTGGCATTGGGGGTAGCAACTAAGGGTTATACAGATACCATAGTTGCGACGAAAGAATCAATTATTACTGCAGGGACTACGGCGCAATATTGGCGCGGCGATAAGACGTTTCAAACTCTCGACAAAGTTGCAGTAGGTTTGGGCAACGTCGATAATACGTCCGATGCTAATAAGCCCATATCTGCTGCGACACAAACCGCATTAAATCTCAAGGCGCCCTTAGCCTCCCCTGTATTCACTGGCAATCCGACTGCGCCAACGCCTTCTCCGGGCGATAATGACACTTCCATAGCCACAACTGCATTCGTTACGAATGCCGTTACGGCTGCCGGTGGTGTTGTACCGAGCAATACCAATCCGATTATGGATGGGGTCGCTGCTCCGGGCGTTTCTGACCTATATTCCCGTGGGGATCACGTTCATCCTTCGGATACATCGAGGGTCGCTAAGGCTGGCGACACGATGACAGGGGCGCTTACGCTTCCTGCTGCCAATCCGACCGTCGCGGCTCATGCCGCGCACAAGGGTTATGTCGACGGACAAGACGGGATTTTGAATACTGCTATTACTGGTAAAGTGTCTAAAACCGGCGACACAATGAGCGGACCGCTTGTTGCGCCAGTGCTCGGACACGTAATTGGCGGCCTTGGTTCGACTTTCCATACTGGCGGTGTATTGCCCGCCGATGCAAGTATCAGACTTTATGATGCGGGAGCCAACAATTGGGCTGGTATCGGTTCCGATCAAGGCGGAAATATATGGTTCCGTACGGGAACTTCAGGAAATCCAGTCCCCGGGTTAGCAATTGATACTTCTCAATTCGTGCGCATCGATAAAACTCCAACTCAAGCTTTCCATGCAGCGCGTAAGGATTATGTTGATACTGCCGACGCGTTGAAGGTCAATAAAGCTGGCGACGTAATGTCCGGCTCGATAACTTTTACGCACGCCGGTCCATTTCTTACTTTTAATGATACTGGAACCAGTGTTTGCGGCATTATGACGCAACGTTCTGGCAACACTCGTTGGCGCTACGATTTGCAGGGTGCGTCGGGCGATGACGACATCGCCATACATCGATATAATGGTGTGACATTTTTAGGTACAGCCCTTACTATTGATCACGCAACGGGACTTATGACTATAGCTGGTGATCCGACTGTTGCATTAGGTCCCGCAACGAAGCAATATGTCGATAATCGCAACAGTAAGGGGTTCTACGCACATAAGAATGGAACTGCCCAATCTGGCATTACCCCCGCGACTTTCACTAAGCTTACTGCAACCACTGAGAGAAGTGACCTGGGCGGGTATTATGATGCAGCCAATTCTAGATTTACGCCTCCTGCTGGCGCGGTTTTCCTTTGTGCGGCATTAGTCGCTACTTCTAATTTTACAATTGGACAAGTTTGCGCCGTTGATATTTTTAAAAATGGTGCACGCATTTTTCAAGCCAGTAACGTTGCACCATCATCGGGTGTTCAACAGGTTGGTGCTTTTGTTGGTGGTTTCGATGCATGTAATGGTACCGATTATTATGAGTGGTTTTGTTGGGTGCAAGCAGCATCGGGTACGGTTACTGTCGATGGCGGAACCGATGTTTGTTTCTTTACTGGCACGTGGTTGGGATAATCATGACGCTTAGTGAGAAAATCAATAAGTTGGTATCATCGCGAGGCAAGAAACTCGTGCTCGGTACCGATGTGTTTAATTGCGAAATGCGTGACGATAGCGATGGGTATTCTCCGTATATTTCGGCGTGGTCTGTAAATGAACTCGGTCCGGTACCGACGACGAACGATGGCTTCACTGAGGATGAATTGCGTGCGGAAATCAAGACCAATCTGAAACCGACACCCCCGCCCCCAACTTCAAAAAGTCTTGATCCGAAATACGATTGGGGGCCACGTTTCGCTGAAGTTATGGGAGAAGGCTAATGTCGGCTGAGGACCTCATTCGCGCTGCACGCGACAATACTTACGCAAGTCGCGTTGCGATGATCCAGCTAAAGGTTGCGCAGAATGTTGCGTCGGAAGACCCCGCGACGCCGAACCATACTGCTCGCCTCAACTATTCCTATGTCGTAATTCGCGGCGGCGAAAATCCGAAGATTGTCGCGGCGCATGTCAATACAAACCCAAGCATCGCTCAGACCATCGAAGAGGCGCCTGAACAACTTGGCGCCAATGTCCCGGACGGGGACATCGAATTTACGCTCGCGTCAATCTGGGACTCGCGTTCGCTAGCATTCGCTGCTGCGAAGGGAGCTTAAAATGCCCGATACCGTAACCGCAAAGATGGCGCTGGTGAAGCCGGAGGTTGGAGCTTCTGCTGATACGTGGGGGAACAAGCTCAACGCCAACTTAGACACTATCGATGGCGGCGTTGTGCGCCTCACCAATCAATGGAAGATTTTTCCCGGCGACGATACTCCTGGAAGTGCTGCTGGCCATCTTTTGGTAAAGCGCTATAATAAGTCCGGGGTGGAATCCGGTACTCCGCTCACCATTGATCGAAACAATGGTAACGCTACATTTCAAAACAATGTGGTCGTAACTGGAACTTTGCAATCCGCTTCATTTTCGACCGGCGCTATTACGGGTGTTGGGAATCTCAACATTACCGGCACTCTTACTGCATCTGGTGCGATCAGCGGCGCTTCCGTGTCTGTCACGGGCAATATCAATGCTAATGGAACTTATACGGGCGGTGCTGTTTCGGTTACTGGCAATCTTAATGGTGCTGCTTTGGGCGTATCCGGCTCTATTTCTGGCGCTTCTATAGGCGTTACTGGTGGAGTATCCAGCAATAGTATGACGACAAATGCTCTGACGGTGAACGGTAACGCTTCTATTACCGGCGCACTCGGAGCATCAGGGAACATTTCGGCTGGCAGCTTCTCTACGGGCGGAACTGTGTTTGCTAGTGGTGTCGGAACGTTCGGCTCAATTTCGACTGGCGCGATCAATGGTTCCAGCAGTTCCGTTTCCGGGGCCGATAACAGCAATTCTATCAATACGAATCAAATCGTGGTGAATAGCACTATCACCATGAACACCAGCGGAATTTTCGCGTCTGTGGTGTATAATACTCCTCAGGTTCAAGGGGGACTTAATGGATCTAATGGGTCCAATGGTCTTGTGGTCCAAGCCCCTAATGGTGGCCACGCTTTTATGTCCTTCCTTGTTACAGGGCAGTTCGGCGGTAATTTCGGGATGCTCAATGACGGGAATTTGTACCTCGGTGGGTTCTCCCACGGCGGCAATATATGGAAAGTGTATACTCAACGCGATCCGGTTGTAAACGGGGTTAGAGTTGTTGACATCATTGATGTCCAGATAACGGACAGCCAACAGGTTCCATACGGAACTGGTCAAGTTATGATTTCGATGTCCCGCGCTTCTGGAGAAGCGCCAATTTTCTTTAGAATTGGTAGAGTACAAATAAATATCAATGGCACGTGGACCAATATAGGGTAACTAATGCAACCTATAGACTTCCCAGCTGGTATTACCACCCTCCTGTCCAAGACAAAGGACATAGCGAATTGGCGGGATGGTAATCTTGTGCGTTGGGATGACGGGGTTACTCTGAAGCCTATCGCCGGGTGGTCGCAAATTGTATACCCGTCTGCATTCGCTTCACGCGTAAGGGCTGTTCATCGATGGATGGATAGTGACGGAATTTTCTTCACGGCGTATTTGTGCGAGCAACATTGTTATATAGATACGGGCGGCTCCTTATTCGATGCAACTCCCACCGGGGGAATGCAACCGCTGGCGGGTATCCAAGCTGGTTATGGTGAGAAGGACTACGGCGAGAATGCATACGGAACTCCTCGCCCAGGGTTTTCGTCGCTGTTTAAATTCTCCCCGGCTTGGTCGATCAATAATTGGGGCGAAGACTTAATATTTATGACAAGTTACGACGGTCGGTTGCTTCGGTGGAAGCCCTCCACCCCAACTGTAGTAGCAGCGGTGGTTCCCGGTGCTCCTACCAACAACCGCCAGTTCGTGGTTACCCCAGAACATCATTGCATGCTGTTCCAAATGGGCGGCGATTTCAGCAAGTTTGGGTGGTGCAGCGAAGAAGACATCGAAGATTGGAACTTTGCGAGCACTACGAATACAGCGGGCTTCTATAACGTCGATCCATATTCGCCGATCATTGCTGCCCATTCGACTGCCATCGGTGTTTCTGTTCATACTCCGGCTATGACGCATTTCGTTGATCATGTTGGCCTTCCGTACGTCTATCGAATGAAATCGATCGGCAAGATACCGATCCCAATAAGTGCCGCCTCGATGTCTTCCATCCCTGAGGGGATAATGTGGATTTCGGTTGAAGGATTCTGGTTATTTAACGGGAATACGGCCGACACTATTCCGTGTCCTCTTTGGGACGTTATTTCAGCTAAGATGGATTTCGAGCGAACTGTTCGCGAGTCACATTCAGTTAATATGCTGGCTCGAGGTGAAATTTGGTGGTTCTGGGTTGATCCAAGTATCAGCTTGGAGCCTACTCGTTACGCTTCGTACGATTATCGTGGCGGAATTTGGATGGGCGGATATTTGAAGCGATATTGTGGGAATACATATGCGAATGATCGTTATCCGATCATGTCCGATGGGTTTAAGGTTTGGAAGCACGAGACTGGGTTTTCGTACCCAGAGGCAGTGTTTATGCCTTTCCTAGAATCCCAAACGCTCAATATCGGGAAGGGCGAATTCTGGACCACGGTGAATAAGATACTCCCGGATATATCTGGGGACAAGACCGCCGTCGCATTCAGGCTGGCGATGAACAACGATCGCAGCAATTATGCAACCGGGGAGAAGTTATCCCCGCAGCGAACTATTAACGAACACGGATGGGTCGATATTCGAGAGACGGCGCGCGACATTCGCCTACGCATTGAAATGATCAAGGAGTCAGATTGGGGTACAGTCGGACCTATCATGTTTGACATGAAGAAAAGGGGCAAGAAAAAATGAAAATCCCCAACTTTAAGGACCCCCATGTTACGAAATTCCTCACCGAATGGGATCGTGAGATCAGAAATACTCAGCAGGATGCGATGAGCAATGTCACCGCTAATCGGGCACTGCTGTTACATTCACCTGATCTTGCGGTGTGGGAAATAACGATCACCAATGCTGGAGCAATCACAGCGACGAAGATACAGGGATGAACATCAGCGACCCCAAGATGCTTAAGAAGATGGAGCGAGCGCTGCGCTTCAATGACTATATGTTTGATTTGGACGATATTCAGTACGGGCTTGATACGGGCGAAATGCAGGGTCACGTTATAGGGGATACTTGGGCGATTACTCAAGTACACAACTGGCCTCGCCAGAAATCAGTAAACATCCTGTTTGTTGTTGGAAATATTAATGAAGCTCTTAAGTTGGAAGATAAAATTACCGCGTGGGCGAAAGAAATTGGAGCCACTGTATTGACTGGCATTGGACGTGATGGATGGTGGGAAAGCCGAACCCCCGGATGGCGAAAAGTAGGCACTCTATTCGCTAAGGATATCTAAAATGGGTAGCGGGCAATCACCGGCAACCACTCAGCAGATTAGCAAAGTCGAGCTTCCAGAGTGGGTAAATCAGGCGTCGCGAGAGAACTTTGATCTTGCGAAGCAAATTTCCAGCAGACCGTTGGAGCAATACGCTGGGCAGACAGTTGCTAGCCCTTCTGGCATGACCACATCGGGTTATGACTTGATCCGTAGCAACGTCGGCGCTACTTCCCCACTATACGATAAGGCTGCCGGGGTGCTCGACAAATCCACCGGATTACTCGACAAATCGGCCGGGTTGACCGATAGGGCCACCGGGTTGTATGACAAGGCGGCGTCTACGTTGGACACTACTTCCCCACTGTACGACAAGGCCACCGGGACATTCGATGCGGCGAGGGGTGTCCAGGGCGAAGCTGCGGACATTTATCGTAAAACGGCCGGTCCGCTGGATATCAACCAATTCCTCAATCCGTACACGGATGAGGTCGAACAACGGGCTATCGCGAACGCCGAGCTTGCTCAAAAGAAAGGCATCCTTGGTATTTCGGATGCGGCGCGAAAGTCCGG